TAACACGTGTCAGCTCTCAACTAAGTACCTGACGAATGAATATGATCCAGCTAAGGATGAAGATCCTACTGAGTACCAGATTAATCTCACCCTGATGGATCTTATTGACGCACAGCTTTCTAAAACCTCTGACTTCGGAGAACTCACAGAGTGAAACTCTCACAAAAATCCTCATCCAACATTCACCACATCCTTCTCTTTGGCCCGCCGAAATCAGGTAAGACACAGCTTGCTGGAACTCTCGCAGGTCCCTTTAATCTACATTGGTTTGATTTGGAGAATGGATATGAAACACTCCTCAAATTGCCGACTGACGCGAAGGATGCTGTCGAAATCTTTTCAATACCAGACACGCGCAGCTTTCCGGTTGCGATTGAAACGATGCTCAAGGTTATCAAAGGTGGCCGATTTGAAATTTGTGAAACACACGGGAAGGTTTCCTGCGCGCTATGCAAGAAAGAAGGGTTGGCAACAGTATCTATCAACACTGTGGAATGGACCTCTAAGGATGTTCTAGTAGTAGACTCTCTCACGCAACTAACAAACTCCGCTATCGCCCACATCACCAAGAACCAGCCAGATGATTACAAACTAAACTATGATGACTGGGGTAATCTTGGTAAACTCATGGATGCGTTCCTCTCTCACGTACAGAACGCTCCATTCAATGTAGTATGCATCTCTCACGAAACTGAAACGGAGATGGAAGATGGAAAGCTTAAGCTCGTCCCAACTGCGGGAACTAGAAACTTCTCTCGAAACACTGCGAGATATTTCGGAGAGGTTATCTATTGCGAGGTTAAAAATCGAAAGCATATCGCAGCAAGCTCCACGACTTACGCGAACAATATCCTTACTGGATCAAGAACTGGAGTTGTCCTTGAAGGTTCGGAACTCTCTTCTCTTCTTCCTATCTTCGCTGGGTCCGGAACTAACAGTGGAACAAAGTCTGGGGATGTCGGCGGAGCGACGAATGCAGAAACCGCAGTAAGTTCTCTAGCAGCAATGAAAGCAAGGATGGCAGCAAAATCATGAACTATTGTGTAAATTGTAAGCACCATAAGATTGGGCCGCAACAGCTACATGTATGTGTCAACACGGAACTTGTCACAATCTCTCCCGTAACTGGAAAGGTCATTCCTATTGAATGCGAGTGGCTTAGAGATGCCCCAGGATATGTAAATACATGCAGAGATGGTAAGTATTTTGAACCTACTATTCATATTCCGGAGGAACTGAAATGACCAACATCAATGACACTCTCAACGAACGAGCTAAAACGCATGGAGACTTTCAAGAGAATGGTCGTATCATGCAGATGCTTAAAGACGCATCGAAGACAGGAAAGAATTGGCCTGGCCTGACTGATGATAAGAAAGAAGCTATTGAAATGATCCTGCATAAGATCGGTAGGATTCTTTCTGGAAACCCGGATGAACCGGATCATTGGAAAGATATCGCAGGATATGCCACATTGGTAGAGAATATTCTTACGAAAGGAGTATCACACATCCCAGAAATTCTAACATACGACCCAAACAATCCTGATAAACGCTATCCAGCACAACAAGTTTATCCTAACACATTTCAAGGAACTAAATAATCATGTCCGAATTCAACATCGAATCTCTGCTCGAAGGTACTCTTGATGAACTCGCTGATGCGCCAACGTTCGAACCTTTCCATGTCGGCGCTCACCGTGTTAGCATTCACTTTGAAGGTACTGATGGCAAGCTCGTTATCAATAAGCACCCTGCCATCAAGATCAAAATGAAACTCATTAACACGGAAGAGCTGGCTAATCCTCAGGATGACAAGCCGCAAGTTCCTGGATCAGAAGCAGAAGTTCTTTACATGCTCGATAATGATATGGGGCAGGGCTCCCTGAAGAAAGTCGCTGCTGTTCTTCAGGAGCATCTGGGAACTAAGAGTCTGAAGGAAACTCTAGAAGCCGCTAAGGGTCTGGAGTGTTTGGTTATGACCGCTATCCGGACGAATAAGGATAAGACTCAGAAGTATACGGATATCAAAGAGATCAGTGTGATCTAACCTAACCTAGGAGAATCTTATGACTGCAGTTCGTATTCATAGTGAGCATGACCGCTACGACGAGAAGAGTGTAACAGTGTATGAGACGGAAATTCCTAACCAAGAAGCTCGCTTTGGTATGGAGATTATCAGTCGTTGGGCAATGGTGGCAGCCAAAGATGCAGGAGAAGATTCTGCCGGCCGTCACCGCGTACAGCTTGCAACGGAGCAAGAAGTAGTAAATCGTGCATTCACCATTGCTAATCTTGCGTTTACTCACATGAGAGCTATGGGATTGCTTGTTAAAGTTCCTGACATCAACGAGGTCAACGCAGAACGAGACGCTAAGAAGACTGCTAAGAATGCTAAAGAAAAGGAAGTGATCTAATCCTTGCGCCCCGAAGTTCACAAGACTAAGGGGCGTATTAGTTAGCTCACCCAAAGATAGGAGTTCTTATGATTCGTGGAGCATTTTGCTGGACAGCTTGGTGGATTTCAATCTTCGGATATGGTATCCACGTTAAGACAGGTCGCCCATATTTCTCTGAACGTTATGGATATAATGTTTATTATCCTAAGTGGGAAGGTTGGAGAATTCGTTTCTTTGGGCCAAGGAAAGCATCATGACTGATAAACGAACAACATCTCAAACTCCAGCACAACTCAAGCAACGAAAACTCTACACCGCACTGGGCTATGTTACAGGATTTTATGGGTATCTTAACTGTCTCGTAGAGGTTGTACGGAAAGTTTCTGAAAACACTAGGGTAGATTCAACGCAACTAACTAGTGATGTTAACAGGCTTCGAAATGAATTGTTCAATATAGAAGCACAGATTCGTACATCCATGAAGGAGATTCCGAAATGAAAGCATTCCTCCACAACAACGAACTCTACATCAAAGTCATTCCAGGCAAGCGCCTTTTCCAATCAACTATGGTGCATGAAGTAATCAATCGTGGAGATATATTCGCTGTTCGTCTGTCTGATTGTGGGCTTACTATCTTGGATGGAACTATCGAGGTGGAGCATGTTGTCTTGACGGTGGAGAAGTTTGATGGGCTGTCCAAGGTATGAACGTCTATGCTCTCAAAGCAGCACTCACTCGTTATTCAGGTCCGCAACCTATTGATCCTAATGAGTGTGTATATCTCCACACATACGAGAATGGTGTTCAAGAATACATTACCTACGCTATGGCAGCAGAAGGTGCTCTTGAACGTATCAAAGTTCTCGAAGATGAGCTTCAGAAAATCTTTACTGACCCTTGGATTAAAGACTACAGACAGAGGGCTCATAGGAAATGACAGAAGCTAACGCTCTCTTCCTAGGCACATTCGCTGACAAGCCATATCTCCCTCACCTCAAACACATGTTCGGTGGAGTCCCTACATACACCATCACCGAACCTGTGGATACACTCACACAACTGGAACTCTACTGTGCCAAACGAAACGTCACCAGAGTTGTCTCCACAAATACGGGAATTCTTTCAAAGCTACTTTCGAGAATTAGCGGATCATCCTCATCCCTCAGTTCGGAGACTTCATCGCCAAGTCTGTCTGACTATTCAGGATCCCTTTTTACCCACAAGGGAATTGACATTGTCTTTGTCGATCCCCTCGCACAGCTTGTTACAGTTCCTCATGGAAAATTCATCACAGCTAGATGGATTTCCAAAGTAATCTCTCCACATACGTGGGCTGAATCAACTCCATTCTCCTGGACTTTCTGTGATACTCCATCCACTCTAGAGGATGCATACAATGATCTCTCAACAGCCTTCGCCATTGCTGAAGACATTGAAACTTTTAAGCATAATCTTGCTATTCGCTGTGTCGGCTTTACTGGGATCTTTGTGGATTACCTTGGTAATCTGTCAACTCATAGTTATGTCATCCCTATCAATAGTGGATTCAATCTGGCTTTTCTGCGCAAAATTAATGCGCTCCAGGTAGCCAAGATATTTCAGAACGGGAAGTACGATAATGCCTATCTTCTCCGATACAATGCTGCCCCCGCCAACTGGCTCTGGGATACAGCCCACCTATTCCATTCTCACTACTCCGAACTTCCTAAGGATCTTGCCTTCCTCAATGCGTTTCACCTTCGCAAAGTGGTTTATTGGAAAGACCTTGCAGAGACTAACGATCTCTTTGAGTACTACAAATACAACGCTCTTGACTCATGGGCTACTGCAAACGTATGGATCCAGCAAATGCTGTCTATGCCTGACTGGGCAAGGCACAATTATTTTCTGGAGTTCCCGCTGGTTTATCCGTGCTTGCTTTCAGAACTCACAGGGCTTCGGAGGGATGCAGGTAGATTGGATGACGCAAGACGAGCTTGCGACGATGGAATCTCCCTCGCAGAGTCTTCACTAAGGAACATCCTTAAGGTTCCAACATTCAATGCAGCATCCCATGTTCAGGTCAAAGCACTTCTCAAAATACTAACAGGCAAGGATTGGGATTCTTCAGATGAAAAGAATCTGGAGAAAGCTGCATACATGCACCCACTTAATCGGGTGATTATTGATAAGATTCTTAAGATACGTGAACTAAAGAAAATCAAGGGCACGTATCTTAGAACTGATGATGATATCAAAAGGAATAAAGATGGCTCAGCCGCCGCCGCTAGCAAGGGAAGCAAGGACTACAAAGGGTTTTGGTTGTATTCTCTTAACCCTCACGGAACAGACACCGGAAGATTGGCTAGTGGAGAACATCAGTTTTGGTGTGGGGCCAACATTCAAAACGTGCCTAGAGACAGCTCAGTCAAATCCACCATTACCACTTTCACCGGATTTAGACTCGCTGAGTGTGATCTTGAGCAAGCAGAGTCACGAGATACAGCGCATATTGCTGGAAGCGAACCGCTTATTGCAGCGGTTTCAGGCAGTAAAGATTTCCACTCAGTTAATGCAAGCTCTTTCTTTGGTACTCCCTATGATGACATCTATGATGATACCTCTAGAAAGACTAAGAACAAGACGCTGCGAGATTTGGCGAAACGCGTCAACCATGGAGCTAATTATTACATGGGTCCTGGAGTACTAGTTGATACGATGGGTGAGAAGAATATCTGGGAGGCAGCGCGCATCTTGAAACTCAGAGGGATGAGCGCGAAAGAGGTTGCTGAGTTCCTCCTTGCTCAGTTTCACAGAACGTATCCGGAACTTAAACGTGATTATTACGCGAGCGTTATTCATGAAATCGTCACAACGCGGAGACTTGTTAGTAGAGCTTTCCACCACCTTGAATCTCCTAGTCCCTCTCCAACAAGAGTTACTGAAAACATTGAACGTGGGGACTGGACCAGGTACTGCTTTGGCAATCCAGATAAAAATAAACTCGACCTTAATTCATACGTTGCGCATTGTCCACAGTCTCTTAATGCACGAACTCTGAACGAAGCATACATGAAAGTCTTCTATGAAGTTGCATTACCTAATCCAACGACGTTTAGATTACATGCTCAAATCCACGACTCGATCCTTTTTAGTTTTGCTGATGAGAGGAAAGATCACGCAGAAGCAGTACGACGTTGTATGGAAATTCCTGTTAGCGTCCGTGGCGTCGATGGACGTACTAGAAAGTTTGTAGTTCCTGTTGCTATTAAAGCAGGACCTAAGGGTGATGGTGTTAAATATTGGAGTGATACGGAATGAGTTCAAGTGTAAAGCTACGTGTATTGGTAGAGATTTACGCTCCTGGTTCTTATGGAGAAGAGTGGCGTATCAAAGATATGTTTGAACAAACAGCTAAGGAAGGTATCCAAGCACTAGAAAATCTACTAAAAGATAAGGGAAGAATTATTGGTGAACCTGAACTTGTAGCTGTTATGGTGCCTAGGGAGAAGCGATGAAATTCTCAAACGATGATCTTGGCATGGACGAGCCCGCCCCGAAAGAGGTAACTCCTGAAGACACTGAATCTCTCCCATGTTATATCAGATTCAAACGCGGAGGAATGTGGTTCACCATTAATCAAACCCGTGAAGTAATTGCTAACATCATGAACGGGGTAGGAGGTTATATGCTGGAAGATATGAAGGTTGTTGAGTATTCCCCTTTTATGCACACCGGGGAGGAGTGTAATATCATGTATATCTATGATGTTGAGAAGAAAGAATGGAGGCTGGAATGAGTTCTCTTCCTGAAGGTTGGAGATATACACTTCACGACGATGTGTTCAAGACATTGGTTGTTATTGCACCTAATGGGTGGTCAGCAGTCACAACTAATACGTCCCCAAATCCTGAGAATATTCTTCGGATGCTTATTCTAGATTTGATTAAGGAAAATGAAAAATGATCCACGTCCGCGTTACACGAAACTCCATGTTCAAAATCGACGGTGCTCACATCGCCATCACAGAGGATTCCATTGAATCCTTCACCAAGATGGTTAACCGTGCCCTGAACACATGGGATGAAGCACCTAAGGATCTTAAAGAACTTGGTGACATGCTGGTGCATGGTAAGATTCTCCAAGACTATAGCAAATAATCCCTATGACCCTAGAGATTGTTAGGCCACTATCCATTCCTACTCCAGAACGAGATGACTTCTTATCTCAATATCTAGCATACACAGATGCGACGGAATGTCCAGTGGTCTACTCTCGCTGGGCAGCTATCGTGGGTATAGGTACGTTGTTGGGGAGAAGTACGTGGATTCAGCATGGACACTTTAAGATATACCCTAATATGTACGCGATGCTTATCGGTACATCAGGGGCTCGAAAAAGTACAACCAGTTCTATCCAGAAGAATATTCTTAGAGACGCAGGATATACTAACATCGCTGCGGATAAGAGTTCTAAGGAGAAGTTTCTTCTCGATCTTGCTGGAGAAGGAGAGGGCGAGATTGCAGGGGTAGAGGATTTTCTTTTTTCAACACCAGATGGGAGCGGAGAAGGTGAATCTAATTCTGAGATTCTCATTGCTGCTGATGAGTTTAACAACTTCCTTGGCAATGGTAATATTGAGTTTCTTTCTCTACTCGGCGTTCTCTGGGATTACAATGGTGTGTACAAGAATCGAATCAAATCCGGGAAGTCCGTCTCCATCAACAATCCTACTGTGTCAATACTCGCTGGCAACACACCAACTGGTTTCCATCTCGCATTCCCGCCTGAAGCTCTAGGCCAGGGATTCTTCTCAAGACTTCTCATGATCTATGGAGAACCTCGTGACAGGAAATACGCGTTCCCTGAAGCACCCTCCGCGCTCGCAACTGCAAACCTCATTAGCAAACTTAGAGAGATCAAACTCAGACATTCAGGAGAAGTTGAAGTCTCTCAGAATGCACGGTCTCTTCTTGCAAAAATTTATGCTAAACATAAGAGAATTGACGACGTACGATTCGATTCTTACAACACCCGGAGATTCAGCCACTTACTTAAGCTCTGCATTATCATCTATGCAGCATGCGATACAGATGGAGGAATTCTTGATAGGGAACATGTCATCTATGCTAACACAATTCTGGCTCATGCAGAACTCTACATGTCCAAGGCTCTTGGCGGATTTGGTAAAGCTAAGAACTCCGATGTGAGTCATAGGGTGCTAATGATTCTTGATGGGGCAATAGGAGCTATGCCTCTTACGGATATCTGGAAACAAGTACAAACTGATCTAGAAAAGATTGAACAACTAGCTGAGATTATTCGTGGACTCCTCCAAGCGGATAAGATCATGGTTGCTCCGGGAGGGAAGGGGTTTTTGAGTAAAAAGAAGATAGTGGATGAAGAGGTGAATGATATGGTGGATTTTAATCTTTTAACTACTGAAGAAAGAGAGATGAGTATATGAGAGATTTGATGCAAGCTTATGCGAACTTTGTTCGAAGCAGAGCTAAGCAATTCCCTGATGGGTATATGAATCTTCTCCATGCAGCAGTTGGCTGCTCAACTGAGGCGGGGGAATTTCTTGATACGATGAAGAAAGTGTGGGTATATGAGCAAGCACTCTCGCAGGTGAATAAGGAAGGACAATCACACTTCCAGAACATTGATGAGGAGCTTGGTGATATGCTCTTCTATATTCAGCTTGCGTGTAACGCAGTGGGCACGGATATTGAGAGTCTTGTCAGAGCGAACATGGCTAAGCTCGCTAAGAGATATCCAGTTGGGTACTCTGACAAGGACGCAGCGCAGAGAGCAGATAAGGAGATCTAAGAATGTACCATCGCTACTTCGATCAAGAACTCATTGATCTCCAACAGGAGATAACTCACCATCCTGATCTTCTCCACATCCTCTCAATTCAGGAAGATAAGGATATCTATATCTCCATCGCAGAGATTAGTGCGTTCTGCGGAGTAGTTCTGGATGGGGATTATACGAAGGATGATATCCTTGGGATTTGTAAGACGTGCACAAGGATGCTTTATGAACGGCGAACAGGGATTGTGATTCCAACCCTCCAATGAGAAAAGCCCCTCGGATGATAAGTCCTTGGGGCTTTTTTCTTGCCTATCGTTTTCTAGGTTAACTCAACCTGCAACTCCAATCTCTCCACCACCAAGAATACTTAGTGTCGTAAGAGCACTTGCGCCGCCAACTAAGAAATCTGCCGCATCGAGTCGCAACCCGGAGGGGAAGTAAAGATCAATGGAATCATTAGCTGGAACACTCTTCGCAGTTCCACCTACTTCAGTGCCTGCCGCATTCGCACCAGTAGCTCCGAGCCACAAAGAGAACGTTGCAGCTGCACCAGTCTTGTTAAGAACTTTGAGCCAGTAGATTAG